ATACACCTAAAGATGCACTGTAGTTGTTATTCCCTATTTTGTTGTCGACAACATCAGCGATTTCAGTAGAGCTAAATTGTATAAGAATACGACTTGCTTCACCTATTCCGGTAACTCCGGAATAACCTGCTATTTCAATTATCTCATCTAATCCTGCATTAGATGAAGAAGCTTCACTAGAAATAAATGTATCTTTTTCGGGAAATATTCTATATACTGCCATATTACAATGTTGTTATTCTTCCTTTAATATCTGTTGTTGGAAATTTTACTTCAAAAATCATAGGATCGTAAGAGGGGTACACTGTATTACTTCTAGTAGCTCCGCTTATATCATATGCATATTGTGAGTACTCTCCTCCTGCTAAATTTACTACTTCTATTTTTTGAACTGTCTGCACTCCTTTTACTTGATCCAATAGTGTGTATAGGTTTGATAAATCTATTGGTTGATTTATATTCCATTTTCTAATATCAAAATAATCCTGTAAAAGGTTATTACATTGTATTAATACGTCCCGTCCTGTATAATTAGGTCGTACCACTATATCAAAATTTATACCTATATTAACTACGAAAGCATCTTTAATATTAATAGCATCTGTTAATGTCATATACTCTGCTAGGTACTTTTTTAGATTAGATTTTAATGTAGGAGTGCTTGTTATTAAGTTCCTATTACTATCATATGCTAGGGTATATAGTGATAGTGAAAGTGGGTTACTGTCTATAATACTGTCTATTGCAGAGTTTGGATTCGTTAATTGGTCTTGTGTAATATATACTTTTCCTATAGATCCATACTTAGATGGTAGAGATAGTGCACGTACTGTGTAATCCTGCAATGTCACTGCTCTTCCTTGTTCATTAAAAGCTCTCATAGAATTTTGTCTCAATTCTTCAACTGTATCTCCATCTCTACCTCCTGAGGCAGCTTGAGGGTTGTTGAAAGCTAGGTTTATACCTGTCCCTATCTTGCTAACTGATACTGCATTAGTTATTGTGTTAGCTGGTACGTTAGATGCTACACCTCCTCCTACTAGGTAGTTTATTTGTAAAGTACCTTGAGGAGCTAGTCCGTAAGTCTGTGTATGTAAGAAGTTAGATGGATCATATGCATAATCTATTCTAGAAATTCCTTGAGAGGTTCCTAGACCTACATTGGTAGGATCTGGTGTTAGTATTTCATCACTCTGACCTGTTATACCTGCTCCAAACTGTATTTGTAACTGTCCTGTAGAGGTAAATCTAGTTACAAATCTACGAGGGACTCTTTGTAAGGATAGCATATAAGGAACTGTTCCTGAATCTGTACTAGAATTTGCTGTATCTACAAATACTGTGTCTTGTCCTAAGAAAGGTACTTCGTACCAAAGGTTTCCTGTACCGTTGTTATCTATTACTGAAAGTATCCCTATAATATTTGTATCCTCTAATGTAATGGTTTTAAACTTCTCTACATTTGTAATAGTTTCAGTAGCAGTTTTTACTTCTCCTGAATATGCTTTTACTGTTTTTATTAACCTAAATTGATCTGGTTCTCCATTTACATCTAAACTACTTACTACAACATCTGTAGGGTTATATGAACTAGAAAAAGAGAAATCTATTGCTGTGTTAATAAAAAATTTAGGTTGAGAAGTAACTGTAGCACTAAGTTGGGTTCCTGCTGCAATTTGTAAAGCTTGAGACCAGTCTGGTTCTCCGTTAATTGTTGCATCTACTAAATGTGATACTTCAATATCTACTTCAGATACTGTGGTTACCTTTGGACGATAACCCATCATATAGGCTAAGTTATATAAGTTTGCAGGATTTTTTGCATATTGTAAATATGTTTCTTGCAATTGCATATCTTGATAGAAAGATAAGACATCTCCTACGTATGCTGCCATTTCTATAAACATCATACCTGGGGAGGTAGGTGTAAAGTCATTATAAGTATTAGGAAAGTAGTTCTTTGCGTACTCTATTAATTGACTTCTAAAGTCTGTAAAGTCTTTATTTACGTATTTTATTTCTCTATCTTGAGCCATTATTGTTCAAAATTTATTAGCAATTCGTCTTGTATATTGGTATTTGCAATACTGTATCTTAAAAATAAAGTAAAAGTATTACTATCTGGTGAAGCTTGTGTTGTTAGCTGGTTTACTACTACGTTAGGAAACCATGTAGCTAATCCTGTCTGTACGATGTATTCAATCTGATCTTGTCCGTCTTCTGTCATTTGGTCAAATAACACAGCTCTTAAACCTGCTCCTAAATCTGGGTTAAAAAATCTCTCTGATTTACCTGTCAGGAAGTAGTTAATTAGATTAGCTTTGATTGCATCTTGAGTAGTATAGGTAGTAGTAAATACCTGGTCTGATGTAAAAGGTAATCCTACACCTACTCCAACACTTGGCTGTAAATCTAAAGGGTTTATTTGCTGTACTTGAAATGCCATTATGCTCCGAATCTTGCTTTATCTTTTTCTACTGATGCTTTATAAATTGCTCCTGCATTTTTTGCAAAGCTTAAAGTACTTAAGTCTAGTCCTGGTGCTGGTCCTGCTTGGAAACTTTCTATAGGATTCATTCCTAATCCTGGTGCTTGAACCATGTCTGAAGTTGCGCTTATTAAGTCTTTGTACGTTTCTTGAGTCATAGAAGCTCTTGTTTCATTTAGGATGTCCATAATTGGATCTCCTGTTCTTACAGGTTTTGCAACAGTTGGTTTGTAATTCTCATACTTAGTAATTTGCTGCACTACTGGTGCTGCTGTTTTTGTTTGAGTAAAATTCTCAGAAAGAAGGGTAGGAAGTTCTTCTCGAACAACCTCTCTTACTGCTTCTTTTATCAATTTTTTAAAAAGTTCTACCTTCATATTAATAAATAGTTATGTTATGGTAATTGATTATCTATTCTAAATTTAATTTCATCTAATAATACTTGAGTGGAAGAACTAAATGATGATGGCCCTTTCAACACTATAATTCCTCTCCTATCTTTAGCAACTGCATATCTTCTAGGTGCTATTTCTGGTGAGTTAGGATCTTGTATGATCTCTAACTTATAACCTCTATATTCGTAATCTAAGTCTGGTGTTCCTTCTGATCCTGTATTCCCTATAGGTTGTGCGGCATTTACTAAATCTTTTAGTTCTTGTGATGAATTATTTGCTAAACATGCTTCAACTGCAATATCTATCGATTGTAGTTTTAATTTTACATTGGATAATACTGGTGATATCCTGTCAACAGTGGATGTAATTGCTGCTGCTTCGTTTGAAAACTTATCTAGTTGGGTGTTTAGTTTATTGATTCGGTCACTATACTTATTTAATATACTTACCGGTATACCTATTCCTCCTGTTTGTGGAGGAATGATTGCAGTAGGTGTTGGTATTTGTTTTATAATTTGTATTGCTAATTTTAACGTAGTTACTGTAATATTTAACCTAGAAGCTACTGGTCGGAATTTTCCTACTCTACTTTCTATTAAATTAATTTGCTTTAATAAATTATTCCTTAATGCAATTATCCTTTTTAACTCGTCTACATTAGGGCATTCATTTACAAATTTATTTAGAGCTTGGAGTACTTGTTGCTGTACATATGCTATAAGTTTTCCCCTCATATTTCCGACTTGACCTGCTACTATAGCTGCCATACCCCCTCTTACACCTCCTGCTTTGTATGCATTTTTAAGCTTTTCAAAATCCTTTCTTACTTTATCAGCTTTCTTCTTAATATCTTCTGCTTTTTTCTTAGCAGCTTCTACTTTAGCTTTTGCTTTATCAAAGTCTTCCTTTGCTTTACGTGCACTAGCAAGTGTTTTATCTATATTCTGTTGAGCTGCTTGTGTTTCTTGTTCTGTTGCCATTATTCTACGTATACTTTCTTAGATAAGGTGTTGGATAAGTTAGATCTTAGAGTAGCGATTGTTGCTTGTAATGCTCCTCCTTCTTCTATTAAAGAAGTTACAGGTCCTCCACTAACTGCTACTGCTTGCGACATTGCAGCACTAACGCTTTGTAAAGCATCTAGTAACTCATTTACCCAATTCTGCATTGCTAATCCTCTTATAACCGGCTGTCTAAGTGCTAATGGTGCTGTTCGTGCTTTTTCTCCTAAAAGAATTGTCTTTCCATCAACACACATATAATCTGTAGCGTCGAAGTTTAAGGTTTTTGCATTTAATCCTATAGAATCTTTTGCAGAAATTAATACACTTTCTTCTTTAGCGTTTATAATAACCCTTCCTGCATTAACTACTATCTGGTTTCCTATATAATTTTTAGGATCTATTGGTGCAACATCGTAAGTACTTCTCTTGTTACTTGCCGGTACTATATTAACTATGTGATCAGTTACAAAATATAGTGAATTTGCATCCTCGTTTATATCTTCTTTAATTAGATCACTACCATTAGTAGTTTCTATCTGACCGTTACTTATTAATATTACTGGCTTTCCATCATCGTTTGGTGAGGGTAGGCTGGCTGGGCCTTTACTTCCTCCAAACCTAATTGATTGTCCTAATCTCCCCTCTATTAGGGTATCCCCAGGATTTGCTGCTAATGGATTAATTGTTTTCTGTTCAGGAAATCCTTTTAATAAATCGTCTTTCCAGTTTTCCTGTAAGGTATCTGGTGCTGCATTGTGGTGTGGATGATTCCATACATTTACAACCTCTTTCCAGTATACTCTGGTTTTACCTGGATTATCTATACTTCCTGGATCTGCTCCATTGTATAGGGTTACCATTTCTTTAGGTAGTGGGAGAGTTCTGTTTTGAGCACTTCCTTGGTAGGCAAAAGGGAATTTACGTATATCTGTCTCATCAGCCGGTACTTTAGGAGATCTGTAATATACCCCATTTATCATACTAGCATTCTCACAATACGGGTCATCTAGAGTCAGTATAACATGTACTACTCTTCCGTATTGAGATACTCCTGAGGTATTTCCTGAAGATCCTTTTCCTCCTGAAGGTTTTCCTATGGAGCTATTTAAGTGCGACTTAAATGCCATTACTCTTCGTCTTTTTTATCTAATTGCTTTCCTAGTTCTTCACTCTGCTCCATTAACTTTGCTAGCTCTTCTGGGTTAAAGAAGTCTGCTTCAGATCCTTTTCCTGCTCCTTCAAGCCTTTGTACAAGTGCTACCATTTTTATAAGATGCTCATCATTCTTTACTCCAACCTCTAAGTACTCTTTAATCATAGGAACAACTAGAGTTGCATCTCCTATATTCTCAACAAGAGGTTTTAACTCTCCAATAAGAGCGTTAATCTGTTTCTCTTTATTCTTAGAGTTGTCGTAAATTTCCTTTAGAACATCAGAAACGGTCTTTTTCCCGAATATTGTTGTCTCTAATCCCATACTATATTTATTTTATAAATATCTTGTGATATATTATTGAATTTCGTAACCTGCTTCTTGATACACAGTGTATGTCTTATAAAAGTTCTCTTTAAGCTTTGAAATTACTTTAGTAAGGGTAGGAGTTTCGCACTCAGTCATCTCTCTTACGTAGATGTATAGGGCTTTTTTTTTAAATATATCTAGATCGTGTCTAGTTTTAAATAGGGTAAGAATTGCATCTGCTACATTTTGTTCATGTATTTTTGCAAAATCCTCCTCTAAAGATTCATAACTCTCTTCTACGAATTTATCTACTACTACTGCTAATTTTATCTCTCTAGAATACTTTGAATCTAATTCTGATTCATAAGAATCCTCCATCTCATCAAAAGATCCAACTTGTTTTAACTTTTTATAATTTTTATTATTATAATTAATAAGCCACCTCTTTACGATTGTTTGGAAGTATGAAAATGCTTTAGCTCCATTGGTAGGGTCGAATCTGTATAGCTTCTCTTCTACAAGCATACTGACTACATCTAATTTTAAATCTTCAATACTATCTACATCTAGGTAGTAGAATTTAAAGGTATGAATAATATTCTCCGCTAACTTGTAAAGTGGGAAGTAAATTTCTTGCTTGAATATTCTATCTCTAA